GTATAACTTACGTCTGCTATTTTCAAATACAAAACGAATATCAAGTTCAGGATGTTGTTTCTTAATCTCAACATGCTTGCGCCTATCCGCTGACGTAAATAAACCTTTTGTTTCAATTATTATATTGTTCGCTAATACGAAATCAGGGGTATAAGTCCTGTAAGCTAGATCTTCCCACTCAATCTTTATCTTTTCGTACGTATACTTTACGCCCGTTTTGTCTAAGGATTGAGCTATCTTTAGTTCTAGCCCTGACCTATACCCCTTTTTACGTGCAGCGCGAAAACGCTTTGCATCCATTAGAAAGACCAGATATTTCCTGCTTTAAAAGTTTTGTATCCGAGATTCATCATCTCTTCACGAATAGCACGTTCAGTCTCTCTACGTGTTTCCATAAGGCTACGTAGGTTTGCTGTGCGCTTTTCGTTATACTCTTTACGTGCAGCAGTTAGTTCCTCCTGCATGTTCTTGATACGTTCTGCTAGTTCTTCTAGAGAAAGTTCATCATATAAGTTAGTCATTGTATTTATCCTCAATGTATACATAGTCCACCTCTGGTGGAACTTTAGCAGATGAAGGTATTGATGGGCGCGTTACTAACGTCTCCCAACAATCCTCCTTAAAGTCACAGAATTTACAGACACTGCCGAGTATTTTATTGCCTGTAGGTTTACCCCTGAAGAACTCAGGTACAGGCTCAAAACAACGCTCAAACTCGTTGGCGTCTATACGCTGTGCTGTACTATTTAATTTAGTAACTTCTTCGTCAATTTCAAGACCCTGTGCAGGAACATATTTAAATTGTCCGTTGGCTTTGTTGACAACCCACCAACCACCTGCACGTTTGTTTGAAGCTTTGGCATAACCTGCTAATTGACCTACATATCCGAATGCGTCTCCTTTCTTTAAGCTATTGTAATCATTGAATTTATTAGTGTATGACCACGGTGATGCAGACTTGATGTCATCTACTGCACCATCAATACTAAGGTCGGTTGTGCCATTTATTGTTTTACCGTCGTCAAGTTCTAGTGATACTTGTTCGCTGTTGTCATAAGCTACACCAGCTTCGGTAAGAAGACCCTTAAATACTGCCTCTACTATGTCCCCTAACATCATATTCATAATAAAGGTAGTAGGTAAGGAACGGCCTGTTTCAGGCTTATTCTTCTGATACCAAAGCTGGCAATAGGGCCGTCCGATGTTAGACATGCGAAGTCTAAATTCTTGTTGCCCTTTCCCACCAAACTGACGTTGCAATGCATCCCGCACGTCAGACACAATTTGCTCAATGGAGGAATTAGACATTGAAGCAGTGCCATCGCGCATATCGGAAAGCAGTTTATGCAACATCAGTTCAGCGGGATGGTTCATCACGCAGCCTCAGTTTCTACGTCGATGAACTCATTCACTAATTCCTTTGTGGAATCATCAACATCTTCGACATTGTTTTCATCCCACTTTCCTAAGACGTATGTGTTATGCATCTTAATCCAGTCAAGAAAGTTAGTGAACGTTTCTTGATCGCTATCTAGCATATCAAGCTTGTTTTTAAGATCCAGATTTAACTTAGGCACATAGAAACTTTCACCATTGTTTAGCTGCCTTGCTTCGGTAGCTAACTTGATGTTGTAGTGCATAGGTAATGCCTGCATCCTAAATAACTTATTAAACGGAACATTAACTGCACTAAATGCTTCTTTGTTATCTACTTCCCAAATTGCAGGGATTGGGTCTGGTGTATCCACTGCGTTACCTTCAGCGTCCATAGCACCCTTAACATCTAGAGTACCAAAGATTGCACGGGTGCGTTTGGTTGCGCGTATAATTGTTTTTATAGCTTCAGGAACTTGGTTCCAGTCGTCAAAGAAGGTACTGGGTTTACCGCAGTTAAAACCGCCTTCCGTATCTTTAAGCTCTGACTTAAGGTCATTAGCCATAACCGTTTTCATAAACCGATTAGGTGTATCACCATCACCCATTACAAAGCGTCTGTAATATACACGTTGCATGAATGGACGTAGTGTTACGTCAGTAGCATAGATTTTCTTACCGTCTGCTACAGGCTCTTCAATACGAAAACTTCCTGCCTCGATAACTTCGACATTTACTTGCTTACCTTTAACTTCCTGCTTTGCAGAAAGAGGCTTATGCTGAATGCCGAGACGCATAAGTGAAGAGGTTCTGCTTTCATTTACACCTGTTGCCATTCCTGACAAACGTGCAAGTTCAGCAAAGTTACCGTTATCTAATGTTGTTAGTTCGTTCATATGAAACTCCTTTCAAGAGTCCGAAGTTATATCAGTTCACATCTTTAGTGTCAAGCCAGTTAGGGCCAATTTTAGCCTCTAAAAGCAATGGCACATTAAAA